GGCATTGAGAGTTGGCCAACAACTGGGTCTCCCCGCGGGCGGGAACCTGCGGCAGGTCCCGTCCACACAATAGAACCGACAATCCTTACATGTCACGGTGATCATCACATCATCTGGGCTTGTTCAGCGGGAGCCGCTACCTCCGCGGGAACCGGAGCGGGGGGTTGCGAGGAAGCGAGCAATCCCGTGCTCTCGAAGAACTTCTGGATCTCCTTCCGCAGCTTCCGCGCCTCGTTCGTAGCCACCTGCTCGTAGCCCTGGAGAAGGCTATCGATCCGCATCATAAACGCGTTCTGGCTCACCGGACTCAGTTGCTGCCCCTGCTGCATCGCACCATTCAGATACTGCATCAGCACCCCGATCCGACCCGCATAATTCTGACCCGGCTTGGCCGGCACCGGAATACCCACCAGCAGCGTCGGGATCGTCTTGGTCTCGTCCTCCAGCTCGTCCGCCGCCTTCTGTCCCGGATCCCGGAGCAGCCGCTTCACAAGGCTCGGGTCATCCAATTCCATGATGCTCTTGTCCAGCTCCACCTGATCCACCCAAGGCGAGTTCATGAACAACTGCTTCCGGTTGATGGCCTGCTGAACCATCATCTGCCGGCTCACCATGTCCATGCCACCCTTCGGCTCCAGCTCGTACTGATCGTGCAATGCGATCGGGTCCGCCTCGAGCGAGTCCTCGGCAAACCGGTACCGCAAACTCTGGCTATCGTACTGCACATACAAGCCCCACGCCTGCCGGTACAATTTGCCCAGTGCCATGCGGAACAGCCGAGCCCGGAGATCCCCGCTCTGCATGGCCTGAGCGTTGATGCTCTGGATCTCGGTCGCGGTCCTCCGATCACTTCCACCGCTCATCACACTGCCCATCGCGTAATCCGGGCTCCCGATCCGGTTCTCCGCCACGGCCCGCGTCTGGTTCAGCTCCTGATCAAAGCTCACCGGCGGCTGCGGCATCTGCACCGGAGCCACGCCATAGGGGAGAATCTGACCCGGCTGGAACCGCAGGTTGATGCTATTGGGCAACTCCCGCTCCGCCCGGAACAGCGGGCGATTGTACAGCGTCATCGCATCATGCTTGTGGTTCCACATCGAGGTCATGGACAACTCGAACGGAGCCAGAATCTCGCACACTCCCCGCGGGCTGAACCATCCCTTGTCCTTGATCTCGTAGGGGAAATCGATGAATGGCAGTTGGCCATGGTCATACGGGAGCTCCATGGGATCCCGCAGATCCAGATCCACCGCCGCGGGGCTGTACAGGTAAACCTCCCACACCCCGTCATCCCGCTTCCGGTACACCTCCCAGACAATCACACCATCCGTGTTGTTGGTGTACGTGATACCCTCGCGCAACTGCTTCGCATCATCCTCGGTCGCAGCCCCCGGGATATTGTCATCCTGCTGCGGGTTACCCCGGATCTTCTCAATCGTCCGTGAATCACTCTTCCACCCAAACTGGCCAGCCATCCGCTTGTACGCCGGAACACTCATCGGCATCACATGCACCGCCCAGTCCGCATCCTGCAAATCCGTGGTATACGCCGGCACCACAAAATACATCGGGTCCACCGCCTCAAACCCCACCCGCTTATCACCCGGGTTCCAGAAGCACTTCATCACCCCGCGCCCGCTCATCAGCGTGTAATCCACCCAGGAGAGGACCTCGTCAGTAAAGTTGGTCTTCTCCCGGATCTTATAATTGAACCAGTCCTCCGCCACCTTCGTGTACGCGTTCAACTGCTGCCTCATCGGCACAAAGCTGGCCACCACATCCATCCCCAGCGCCTGCTGGAGGAATAGCGGCTTGAGCTTCTCGATCGCGGTATCGATCAGCGGCCAATGCAGATCCGCGGCCTTCGGCCAGGGCTTGTTCGTCCGGCGAAGACCATGATGGCGCAACTCATACCACCGAGTCTGCCGCAGCTCCCACGGGCTCCGCTGGCCCACGGCCTCAACAATCTGCCCCTGCAACGCATTCCGCTGTTTATCGCTCATCATAAATGTCCTCCCCTCCTTTATCCCCCTACCTCGCAACCAGCAAGCGCAACCCCCTCCGGTTCAAGTGGGCCAAGCTCATCCTCCATCCGCTCCAGCAGGCTCCGCCCATCCTCGCCCAACGCCTTCATGTACTCGTCCATCCGCTTCCCGCCACCACCACAGAAGGCCAATACCATCGCATCCGCCCGATCCGGACTGTTCACCCCGCGAGCTCGTAGCTCATCCTTCCCCTCCAGCGTCAACTTCCCCTTCCCGTTCGTCCGCACCTTCCGGCTCACGAACTGCTGGAGTAATACCTCATCCGTACCCACCGGTCCCAGGTTCACCTTCCCCTCCTCCACCATCCGCCCGAACTCAATCCACATCTCCGCCGCCCGATTCACAAACTGATCATCCCGGATGGCCCGCTCCCCGAAGTTCACCCGCCGCACATCCCACCCCTCCGCCCGGAGCGCATCGCACATGACAACCCCCATGCCACCCACATCCGCGTAGATGTCCTCGGCCTTCAGCTTCCATTTGCGAAACTCACTGATGAACCGCCCCACACTGGCCATCGTGTCCTTGTCCCGCCAGCGGATCAGCCCCTTCACCGTGTTCCCATGGCGCACCACCATCACGCTCTCATCCCCGCCGGCGCTGAAGTCGCACCCCGCTGTGAGCCGATGACCTTCCGTATCCTCCTTGGGTGGGCCACTCACAACCTTCTGCCAGTCAGCAGTTTTGACCGCCGTGAGGCTCCCGTCATCCTCCATGAACTCCGCGTAGATCATCGAGCGCACCAATGGATGACCCTCTCCCCAGCGGGCCATCTGCTCATCAATCCACTCCTTCCGGATATGCGGACAGTCGTAAGCGGTCACCGTGAAGGTCTGCCACTTGCCGTCATTCCTCCGGAATACATCGTAGAAGTACCCGGATGAGCCGCCCGGGCTGCTCATCAGCAGCGTCCGCGTCGGCTGGCACCGCTCCATCGACTGGAATATCCCGTCCGGTACCGCCTTCGCCTCGTCCACAATGTACATCAAGTCATTGCTCGGACCCTGCACATGCCAGCCCTCCGCCTTCTCCGGGTTGCTGGCCGAGAATCCAATACACCGGCTGATCAGCTCTTGGCCGTCCACCTTCTTCGGGTACACATACCGGATCTCGCCATCCTTGATCGAGAATCCATTCTCCTCCCCTCCCAACCCATTGATCATCTTCCGCAGATGAGGCCACAGAGCGTCGGCCACCTGTCGGTACACACCAGCGGTACACACCACCAAGCTCCCCGGCCAGCGGAGCATGTGCCATACCACCGCGCTCGCCGCTACCATGCTCGTCTTGCCAGAGCCGTTCGCAGCTTTCAACGCCACCTTCGAGTGCTTCTCGTTCAACGCCCCCAACACCGCCTCCTGCCACGCGTAGGTTTCACGTAGGCCAAGCATCATCTTAGGGAAGTTCTTCAGCTGCTGAGCCTCCTCCAATAGCTTGCGCTGCTTCCACGCAGGAATGTGAGAACCCATACCGAGTGAAGGGGATTTCTTGCGCTTAATTTGCTTGACGGGCATAAAATTTGGTGTGGGACGGGGAGGGGGTATACAGGTAACACCCACCCCCCTCTTGGGGGTCCTGGTCCCCCCGTGGTGTTATTTGCCCCCTCCGAATGCGCCCAGCAGCGCCCCACTGACGCTCAGTTCCTTCCCTCCCTTACCCGTGTGCTCAAGTTGAGCTCTTGCTACGTACCCGCGGGTACGCTCGAGCAACCATGCGGAGCCTTGCCAACCTGGGCCGCAGGAACGAACGACTGAGGATAGTTCCACTTCTCCATCGAAGCGGGCCGCTTCTAGCTCTGCTGCGAAAGCCGGGTTCCTGGCGAGGTAGCTTTGCCAGCCCGATCCGTTGTTCCAGAACCCGCAGCCAATCGCGATGCGTTCCAAAGGAATCCCAAGGCGAGCGGCTTCAATCGCTTTTTTTGTGACTTCAGTGGAAAGGACTTTAAGGGGCCTCCCAATCTTCGCCCTGGGCTTCTCCGCGACCGTAATTTCCTTCGTTTCCTTCACCTTGGCCATGCCCCCCTTCCTAGCCTCCGGAAAGCAACTCGCCACTAAAAACCAGCAACTCGCCCCTTTTTTGTGGCCGAAAGTTGCCCAGTGTCTTAAATAGTCGGCTCCAATGAAAAACGCAGCAACGACCGCAACGACCGCAACCACCACCGAGAAGCCTTTCGGCTCTTTTTCCACCGATTGGCCTCGAACCGGAACCTTTGTCCCCATTGCAACGATTAGCCCGACACCCGATTGGGTTCGCCGCATTGCTGATGCTCATCACGGTGGGCATGAAATCCTGTCGGGAACCCCGAATAATTGCTTGTGCATGGTTTTTGTGCATTTCGGCGGTGGCGACGACCGATTCCCTCCGGGCGATTGGCTGATTTACTATCGTTTCAACGACGACGAAGGAACCCACGACCATCAGCTATGCGTCGCAGCCCGTATCGTCACTCAGTGATCGGATCCGGTGGCATCGGCAACGGTGTCATCTGGTCCGGCCATAGTGGCCGGTTCTCAAATCATGAAACCACGCGCAAAACGCATCATCGCCGCCCTTTTCTGGGTCGCGATCATCACCACACTCATCAACGGGCTTCGCGAACAGGCCTTGTGGATCGGAGGTTCCCTTTGAACGGATTCATCCTCCACGAAGACTTCCATCGCGTGATCATCGCCACCGGCTTCGAGACCCCTTCCGACAACCGGAAGACGGGCGATATGATCCAAATCTGGATTCTTGTCAAAGCCATGGACCCCGTCCGCGCAATCAAGGAAGGGTTGGACCGTTTGATTTGCGGTTCCTGCGTCCATCGGGGCGACGGTCACGGGAAAGATCGCTCATGCTACGTCAACGTAGGCCAAGCTCCACTCGGCATCTGGCGGGCATGGAAAGCGGGCGCGTACCTGCCGCTCCCTTCCGTTTCCGTTTTCACCGGCCGACGTGTTCGCTTTGGAGCCTACGGGGACCCGACTTGGATTCCCCTTAGCATTGCCTTGGCCATTGCCGGCGCTTCCTCCGGATGGACAGGCTACACGCACCAATGGCGCAAGCCTAGCTTGCAAGGGTGGCGTCAATTGCTCATGGCCTCCGTTGATTCCATCGCGGAACTTGTGATCGCCCGTTCCCTTGGCTGGTCAACCTTTCGCGTCGGCTCCGAAGCTTCGGTAGGCGAGTCCATTTGCGCATCCGAGCGTGTCGGAACCCCCTGCATGGACTGTCTCCTTTGCGCCGGAGCTCGCGGGGGTCTCGAGTCTGTCCACATTCCGCCCCACGGGACCGGAGCCCGGCATTTCAAGGAAGGAGCGGCCAAGTGACCGACCTATTCCGTGCCCTTGGCTACCTCTTGCTCGGAGCTTTCTTCGTTGCCCTGATGGTTCTCTCAGCTCTCGCCGGCAACGGCTGACAAGTAGGCCAATCTCCCCCGCACCCCGTGGAATCCCCACGGGGCTTTTTGTTGCCCGGATCCGGCGTCCACTCGGTTCCCTTCCTTCCTTCCTTTCCGATCGCCCCCCTAGGACACCCAATGTCCGACCAGGTGAGACACGCCGTGTCCTACCCTTATGAACCGCGCCCATAAGTTATGCACCGGCCCATACCCCATACCAGATTCGGAATTCGGAAACTCGGAATCCGGAACCCGCTGGCCCCGAGAATGGAGCGGGAGAATGGAGCGGGAGAATGGAGCGGTAGAAAGTGGGCCAATCACATCCATCTTGGCCTCATGAACTCAATGAGATGCTTGTTATCCGGATACTCCGACTTGGCTTGATCAAACGACTGCTCAAATAGCTTGGTGAACTGTTCTTTGAACTGCCATGAAGAGCGATCAACAGCCACATTTCGCTCTGCCTGTTTACACATAACATACGATCTGAGCTTTCCTTTGATCTCATTCAGCTCCCAATCCTGCCATGTCTCCATGTGCAATAGCTTCGAGTAGCGCCTTCTGATTCTCTTATTAACATACTCACACCTGTCATGGAGTGTCTCGAAGAACAGATCAGAAAGTATCGAGTTGCACTCATGGCATGATGGAGTTGTGATGCCAACAGAAGCTCCGCATTTTCCGTTTCTATTCTCAAGAGATAACATCGAGAACGGAATCGCATGGTCCCGATCGGTTGGTTCGGTTCCGCAGTAGAAGCAAGTGGACCACGATCCGAAACGGAAGTTGTTGGGCACCCAAGACTCAAGTTTGGCCAGCAATTCCTTGCTCGGCTCGGTCGTTTTGACGTTTGAGAACTTCATCACGAGCATTTGAGGCTCTGAACATGGATTTGCAAGCGGCAAAACACCATCTCGGAGCCCCGTCCTTTCTGGCGGTCCGGATCGCCTTTGTGAATGCGCATTCGATTCCACCCTCCGACGCCTCCTAGACCCCTTTCCGCTCCAGCGCGAGGCATCCATATCCATCCATCGGACCCGATACTTCGCAATCAGTGGAGGGTTATTGAAAAACCGCCGCTGAGCGCGGGGGGCCGGTACGAGCCCCCACGCAGCGTCTCAGCGTTGCGGTTTTTAACTCCCTAGAAGAGGGAGTGACAAGACTCCCTCTAGGGAGGTAGTAGTGGCCATGGGAACTTCTTGGGGTGCTTGGGTTAATTTATTGCGAGTTATCTTGACATGATTCCGAGTGGAATCTACCGTGTTTCCACCATGAGTTATCTCGACAATGGTTCAACGCTTCGGTCGATGTTCCGACTGACGCCCCCGCAACGCCACGACATCGATCCCACTCGATCGGAAATTATCACCTACATAAAGGACAACCTCCGCTGTGATATTGGCCGTGCAATACGCGCATTCAACTCGATGCGAAACAAGAAGTCCCAGGTACTTGTATATGACATGATTCATAGGCAATGGCGTGGGTGCGACTGGGTGCCTCCGGAGGATGGCGACCAGATCACGTTTCTGACTCGCACGATCAACGAGATGAAGCGTGAGTTGTTCGCGCTGAAGTCTGAGGTCCGTAAGCATGGCCGAGTGATTGGCCAACTGGAGCGTAAGCGATCGCGCAAGCGCGAGGAGGAGGAAGAGGAGTCCATGGAATCCGATCCCGATCCCGATCCCCAACAGCAAGAAGCCGCTCCCCCCGAAGAGAAAGCGGCTGATGGAGAGGATTGGTTTAAGGCTATGCGCGACGCCCTCGACGAGGATAAGAAGGCTTCCCGCTCTTCTCCTTCTTCAGCTCCGCTCCCGTGAACGCGAGGGGGTTGCACTCCTCCCACTGGATGCCGGTGGCTGAGTGCTGAAGATTGAGAATGGGGGAAGGGAGTCCGATCCTCCCGCCCCGCTTGCAGAAGGCTAGCTGGAAGCGTCGAGGCTTTGATTGGCCTACCTCATGGAGAACGGCTATCTCACGCGCCCAGTTGGCGAGTTCGGAGGAGCCGAAGCCTGAGTGGGCCAGTTCCATGGTGGTGAGTGGTTCGCCGGTTTCCTTGCGTTGGGGCTTGGAGACATGGTGCATCCAGATCCAAGCGACCTTGGTCTCGTGGAGGATGGGCTGGAGCTTGTTGCGGAGGAAGACGCTGACCTCGGATTGATCGCTCAGGTCTCCGCCGAAGTAGGAGAACAGGGGATCGGCGATGATGAGATCAAGCTTGGACTTGTGGATGAATCGGCGGGCGTAGGCCAAGAACTGCTCGCCGGTGCGAACGGTCTCGGTTCGGAACTCTAGGTTCCTCTGAAGCTGGTTCATCTGATCGAGACTGAATCTCTTATGCACCACCCCGCGGAATGCTTCGGCGAGGTCACCTTTGTCGTTCTCGGCCTGGATGACCCCAATCTTCAATGGCTTCACCGGCTTTATCCCGAAGAAGTCGAGTCCGAGGCACCAGCGGATGACGATCTGCATCATGAGGGATGACTTCCCGATCCCGGTACCACCGCTGACGATCATGGAGGAGCCGCGGGTGATCCATCGATTTCCGATCAGGTTGTCCGGATCGTTGTCCGGATCGAAGTCCATGAGGTCTTTGATGGTGACGACGGTGGCCTTGTCATCATCGGTCTCCCGATCGGTGAGCCAATCTTCCCATGATCGAGCGCCGAGGTTGATGTCCAACAGCTTCTGCTTCTCTTCGCCCCGCCAGGAGCCGGGGAGCCGGGAGAAGCGCGATGGGTTCTTGTTCTTGGGATCGACATCGGGGATTGCCGAGTAGATGAGGTCCCTGCGGGCGTCCCATTCCTTGCGGTTGGGGGCATCGACACGGACCCATGCATGGATGGACTTGCCACCGGAGTCGATGAGGACGCTGATGGGGAGGCCCGAGGAGCGGAGGAGCTGTTCCTGCTCGGCCTTGGGTTTCTGATCGAACTCCACCAGGACATGGCGGTAGGCGCTGACATCGTTGTCCGAGCCGCTGTAGAGGTTGGACTTGAACGGGTTGATGCGGACGAAGACGCCATCGGTTCGGTCGCTGCGGAACAGGATGGACTCGGGATCATCGAAGCGAGCGATCCAGTCCTCGAGGGGAAGGAATGAGCCGGCACTGATTGGCCTACCATCCTCGACCTGCTCGCAGATGCAGACCACCTCGGTGGCCGCGAAGGCGGATGTGAGGAACCGCTTGAACTCCGATGCGTCGTGCGAGGCCGGTATGGGGGCTGCGGGCGGGTTTGATGGCGCGGACGGCTCCACGGACCCCTCTGGTACCCGCGGAGGCTCCACAGGCTTTGGCCTACTGAACCGCACCCGTGTCAGGTCCAATGGCTCAGCGGGGCTGCTTGCCGAGGAATTGGCGAGGTGCCCGCGGGGCTTGGAGTGGGACTTCTCATTGGCCTGTCGGATCTTGTGGAGGAGTTCGCGGTCCTGCCAGGGTGGTTGGCATGAGCGGTTCCAATCGGACAGGAGTGTGAATGCGTCTGTGTCTGATAGGCCGAAGCCGTGGACGAGGCCAACGGCGGCGGTGTAGGTTTGTGAGTGCCCTCCGGATCCGGAGATGGCTGGCGGTACCTTGGCGAGCCAAAGCGCCGCTCGTTCGAGGAGCGTTGTCATGTCGTTGATTTGTTGCTGGACTACGGACTGGTATCGAACGCGGACGAATCGTCTTGTTCGAGTGGCGGGCTATCCTTGGTGATCCATGTGTGGTAGGCTCGAGTCTTCTTTGGGTAGGAGATCCACCCTTTCTTGATGCCGTATTCGATGAGGCGAGGTGCGTCCTCGATAAGCTTTCGGTTGATGTCGCTCATGGTGGTGCGTTCCTCTGCGGTCAATGGGGCTGGCTTCTTGTTGGTTTCAAGGCGGCATTCGTACCATGGCTGCTCGTGTCTTGGGGTCTTCATGTGGGGAGGATGCGAGCCAGGATACAATTGCAGTAGGTACCCTTGGTTTTGGAGTTACATCGAGGGTGATGCACAGGATTGGAGATGACGTGTGCAGTGAGGTCGCTCGTGAGCTTGACCATGTCAGTGAGACGACTTGCTGCTTCGAGGCAGAGGGCTTGAGCGACTCCATCTGGTGATTCGATTTGGGAGCTGACGATCTTGAGTGCCGTTACGATGTCGTGTGTTGAGGACTGGTTCATGTTATTTCTGTTTGTGGATTATGATGCCGTTGCCCTTGGCGTCGGTGAGTTCGACTGATCGGACGTCTTCGAGGCGGGCCAAGGTCTTGATCATCTCGATGGGGTCATGGGCTTGAGCGACGCAGGTGAGATGGATGTCTCCGTCGCCGTGGATCGCTTTGAGGTCTTGCTTGGTACGATCCCTTGTAATGCGGATGGTCCGCCCCTCCGAGAGGCGGACCACCTTGATTGATTCAACGAGTGGGTATTGGTGACGGTTGCTCATGTTTGAAGGCCGCAGTGAGGACACTTCTTCCCGCTGAATGATTCAAGCGGTTTGACTTCGAGCCATTGGCAGAGGTCGGTGTAGGACTTGCGACCAAAATTGGCCCACTTGAAAGGGGCGATCTCCCTAGATAGAACCGCGTTGCGAGCGGCCTCCTTGGATTTCAATTCGAGGAAGTCCATCAGCTTGGCGTTACGAACGCTGAGCCCGTAGGTCCACTTGGCCCGCTCGATATCGCGCTGCTGACCGGCTTTGATGATCTGATAGACCCGCTGCTTGGACATCTTGAAGTGTTCACCGATGAGACGATAGGTAAGCCCTTCTGATCGCAGCTTGTTAACTTGATCGATTGAATCGCTGAGTTTCATGTATATTCGCTTCTTGTCCTTCTTCTTCTTACTAACTGCCACTAACTCAAAGGTGTTTGTATTGCTCGGTACCTCTTCTGTGCTTTGTGGCACTGGACACACAGGCCGTGCTTGATTATGCATCCGCATCCCAAGCAATCGGCCAATTCGTGACATAACTGTTTCCATCGTTGTAGTTCCTCTATTGTTGTTTGTTGTTTTTGCTGTTCTTGATGTTCCATACACATGACAGTGAGATGTTGTACTTTTTGGACAACTCTGGGTAAGTGCGTGACTTGTCCTCTTTCAGGATGGCATCCCGGATCTCGGTTGGAACAGCCGGCCACCGCCGGTTGATCCGAGGGTTCGGATCCTTGAACGGAGTGACGTGGCCCACCATGCGAGACATAGACTCCTTGGTCAACCCCAATTGTTGAAGTATCGTCATTTTCCCCTTCTATTAGTCTGTTAGGGCTTTCTTGAGTTCGATCAGGGTGCAGTTGTCGCCGTCGGCCAGGTGTCGATTGGCTGCGAGTGTGGATCGGATGGCTGTCTCCAGGTGCGCGATGCGCTCCTTGGCCTCCTCCAGCTCTTTCCAAGTCTTCACTGCGTCGATGGTTCTCATTTCTTCGATGGTCACAGCTTGGCCTCCTTCTCATTCCACAGCAGCAGATCCGCTCTCAATGCGTCGTTCTCTTGCTCTAGTTGGATGATGCGTTGTTTGGCTGCTTCGAGTTCAATCTCAAGCACCTTGCATTCTCGAAGTACGGCACCGTTCATTAACTCAATGGATTCCAATGCTGCACTGTTTGATCGTGGTGTAACGCTCACAGCTTGGCCTCCTTGGCTTGGTTTCTATTTTGATTGATGAAGTTAATTGGATTTGCTGAAAGCGTCTGCTTACCGCAATAGATGCATTTCCATTTTCTTTTAACATTGAATGCAACGTCCCAGTGAGAATGTGAGCCATGGAAACTGTCGTTTAGCGGTTGCCAATAATGAGAACACGCAATTCCACGAAACACTTTGATTATCTTTCCAATGCAATTCATTGCGCTCACGGCTTGGTCTCCTCATGCGGAACCAACTTGTAGTCCCAGTCCTCAATGTGTCCAGAATCCCAGTCGCGGTGTTCGTTGATGAAGATCATTCGGTAAATTCCGTCCTTGACATCATTCAGGTTGATTATTCGACCAATGACTACATCGGTGCCGCAAAAGGATGCATCTTCTTTGATGGAGTAGACGCACTCCAAGTCGCTCTTGCGTTTGAGGAAATCGATTCGCTTCGTCGTGGCGAACCCTCGCTTGGTGCTGTAGTAGCTTGTTTTTACGCTGACAACAGCAACGCTTGGTTTCGCTACAATTCCGGTTTCAGCGATGTCTTCCAATATCAACGCGCTCACAGCTTTGCCTCCTTGGCTTTGCGCCAGTCTTTCCTAGCTCGATCCATTGCAACATGGTCGCCTGCCGTCGGCGGGCTGTCGTAGGTAATCTCATAATGCTCGATGACTTCCGACATTGGCATTGGCCCCTCGTCAAAATCTTCGTTGATGGAATACAAAACGAATGGGTCTGCTGTTTTGTCCAGTTTGCTTCCCGCCTCCTCCAGCCGCTTGATGCGGTCTTTGGCCGCGTTGAGTTCGCGTTCCAGTTGGCGGGCGAAGTGATAGGCAGCGGACAAATCCTTATGATCGAAGTGCGTGACTCCAATGTTCGCTTCCAGTTCCGCCGCATCCGTCCTCGGTGTATTGCTCACGGCTTGGCCTCCTTCAACGCCTCAAAGGCGATCTGGGATTCGGTTGAGCGGTTGCCCCGGTAGTCGGTGTTTGCAATGCGATGGAGAGCTTCCTCCAGCCGCTTGATGCGGTCTTTCGCAGCGTTAAGTTCCTCTTTACTTTTATCTACTCCACGCTTTTCTGCGGTCGTTATCAGTTCGTATTGGAGTCTGTTTGTTTTGTTGGCTTCGGCGAGTTCGCGTTCGAGTGTGCGAGCAATCCCATAAAGCTCTTCGTATGCTTCTGGGGAAATGACAACGTGACGAGAACCTTCTTCAAATTCTATTTCTTGAGCGTACTCTGGTCTTGGATACAAACGATTATCGCTGTCTACTCTCGGTGTATCGCTGACCATTTTGTTGGTGTCACCAATATGGTTCACGGCTTGTCCTCCTTGGCTTTGTGCCATGCGCTTTGGAACGAAACTGGCACCCACTCCATGTGAGCATCCCCCGCATCCTCCAATCGCTTGATGCGCTCTTGAAGCCGCAGGTTTTCTTCATCCAACAATTGCTGCTGACGGATGATTGCATTGGACGCGGTAAGTTCGCGTTCCAACCTCCTGCACAGCATCCCCAGATCGGCTATGTTGTGAGGTGTTGAGTCTGATATCTTGGTATCGCTCATTTGCACTCCCTCGCTTTAAGCATCGCGTCGGCTATTTCGTAAGCCATAATCGCGCTCTGGTTTATGTTGTTGTACCACCCCACTTCATTGATTGCCTTTGCCGCGAAGTAGTCGCGCATTGAAATACCATGGTAATTGATTGCTGGAGTAATTCCGTCCCATTGCGTTGTATGTGGAAACGCCGGTCCTCCGTCGTTGATTGGTTGGTTGCTCATTTCGCCTCCTCCATCACTCCGCACGGGAGCCATGTTTTACCGTTGTCGGTGGAGTGTTCCATTTCATCTCGCAAGTAATCGTATGGATAGTTTGTTTGATAACCGCATAAACCAATTTGTAGGTTGCATACAATCAGCATTCTTATTGATTGATTGTTTCCTTTGTATCGAAGCCACGCACCCAGCGGCACCTCATCCGCAGTCCACGGGCGGAGGACAGGGGTGGGTTTGATGCGGTACTGTGTGTCGTCCCAGTTCCACCTAGGTACAGTTACTGATGCCCACTTTCCGTCATACATGGACTGCACTTCCTTCCCATCCACAAATGCCTGCATGATGCGGATGGCTTCTTTGGTTTGTTCGATGTTCATTTGGTTTCCTCCACCTTCACCATCGGAACGAAGTCAAGCCGGTTGCTCTCGTCGATTGCGATTCCCCAATTGTTCCTGCGGCAGGACAGTTCGGTGGCGTTGTAAACTTCCGCCACCTTCTCGTCCGGCAGGTAAATGGACAGCAGTCCTTTGAATGTTAGTCGTACCGTCTCTGATTTGTTTTGTTCGCTCATTTGGTTTCCTGTCTCTTTAGATATTCTGCAATTGCTTCATCTGCCAGTCCCTGAGTTCTATATCCATTTTTGATTGCGTATGCCTTTAACTCAGCATGCACATCTGGTGACACTAAAACGTGTTTAACAAGCTCACGGTTTCGTTTGGGTTTGTTTGTTCTTTTTGTTCCTGTTCCAGTAGCTGACTTCATATCTTTTAAGTTTTTTCGCTGCACGATAGGTTTCACCGGCTTGGCTCCTGCTCATCTGGTACACCCCGGTACCATCGTTGATCATTCGTTTGACCTGCTCACTCATCGACCACCTCCCTGGGCGTAGTGGAGGACCAGCAGGGCGTCACAGTTCTTAAGCGTGACATCTAGGTGCGGATACAGTTCCTGGGCCTTCGCCTTGAGCTTGCGCTTCCACTCCGCGGAGTTGGCGCAGGAGCGTTTACCACCCAGTCCAAGAGGGTCTTGCCATACCTTGGGTTCCACGCGGTGGAGGGCGTATCCAATGGAGTAGGCCAATCCTTGGATGATGCCGTAGTTCTCGTGCAGGGTGGCGACCGAAGCAGCAGGAGTCAGTTTTGACACGAACTTGGGGACCTTCTCAATCCAGAGATGGCTATCTGCTAATTTGAATCCGCTTAGTAGTTGCGCCATGTCCGGTAAGGATTCGGGCATTGCGAACAGGAGGATCCCGTCCTTGGTGTGGATTGCGAACCCGCCGTTCACGCCGGGGTCACAGGCTACGATTGTTTTGCTCATTGGTTTTGGTTTGTTGGGACTTGATGGTGAGAGTGTGGCCTACGTAGACACCTGCGATCACGCACAGTGGCATCAGCACGGCCATGGAGACGATGGTGAGTGCGGTGCTCATACGATTGAGCATCCGAGTTCCTTGTAGCACTTGATGCGTTTCTTGGCGTGGGCTTCTGCGAGCGGATGGAAGGTGTCGCGGAAGTCGTGGATGATCGCGTGATCCTTTCCTGGCGCTCGACGCAGCGCACGGCTGGCCCGCTGGATGGTCTTCTGGGCGCTCCGCCCACCGGACACCATG